GTCTGTGCGGTACACAGGCGTCTCAGCTGTTTGGATCCTGGCCAACATCAGCTATGCAGGCATGCGTGCGCAGAAGAATCCGAATCGGGGGGAATATTTGATAGAACTTTTCCGGGTGAGATTCTAGCTTCACAAACAAAATTCGCTATTTCGGGGCGGAACTCCTTTCAAGAACCTATGTAAAAGTAGGTTAGAAGTCTTAGAATCTTGCCCGGAAGGGCTCTACAAGTTTAATAAACTATATATTTCCCAAAGAGAAAGGAGGTAATAATGTGACAGCACCAACTCAAACTGGAACAACGCAATATTTTTCTAGTTCTGCAAAGAATAATAATTTCGGAACTATTACTGTTCCTGCCGATGCTAATTTCGCTTTGTTGTTTCTTTCCTATTGGAAATCTGGGGCTCCAACTTTAGCTACAGTTACACTAAATGGATCTAATTTTTCAGTTGCTATTAACTCTGGAGATGATGGTTACGAAGAATCAACAATTTATTATATAGCAAATCCTACTACTGGATCGCTGATTTGTAACTGGGCCAACGCTCCAGATGATGGAGCACATTTCTTTCTGGTCTTTTTAAAGGATGTCAACACAACAGCGCCAATTACTGGAACGGCAACAGTAAGTGATCCAAATACTACTATGATAACCGGTAGTTTTAACACTTCAATAGATGATTTATGTTTTGTTGTTGGCTCTAACTATAATGCTACTGCAGCTAATGCGGGTGTATCTGGTCAAACGGAATTGTATGATGCCGGAACTTACAATCTCACATATGGTGTAATCGGTTATAAATCGGGGGTTTCTGGAACAACCACAATGTCTGTTGATTGGACTGGCAGTGGCATGGCAGGTTCTTTGTGTGCTGTATCTATTGCTGGCTCGACTGGAACAACACATAACCTAACGGCAAACAATATTACAACTGGCTCTCCAAGTATTGGGACTCCATCTATTGGACAGACACATGTTTTGCCAGCAAGTAATATTGCTGCAGGATTACCAAACCTTGGTAGTCCATCTATCGGACAGACACATGTTTTAAGTGTAGATAGTCTCGTTACTAGTTTTCCAGATCTTGGTGGTCCTTTACTTGGAGAGATACATACTCTTTTGGGTTTGGATATTTATACATTATCCTCAACGGTTGAAACAACTCTATTAACACAAACACATCTTCTCGATTCTAATAATGTTATTAGTGGAATACCTGTTATAACGCAACCACTAATTAGCCAATCCCATATATTAATTGCTAATGACATCGTTACTGGGAATTCTTTAGTTGGTAATCCAGAACTTAGTCAGGGATTTGATTTAGTTGCTAATAATATTTATACATTACCATCAGAAACAGGATTCCCATTATTTGGGCAAACTCATTTATTAATTAGCAACGATATCGTTACTGGAAGCCCTTCGCTTAGCGCCCCAGAATTATTAGAAGAGTTTCAACTTATAGCTGATAGTATTTTTTCTGGTGTTCCTGATGTTGGTCTCCCAGCATTAACTCAAATACACGTTTTAGATTCTCTTAATATTATTACTGAATATCCATCACTTGATTTGCCTCAACTAGCACAGGAGCATCTTCTTATTGCCCTGAGTATTTTAGTTGAAAACCCTATGTTGGGTCTTCCAAGTTTATTCGAAACAACAGATATTACGGGAATAGGAAGAACGAAGATAATTCGTTCAGACAAGTTAGTTTTCTTACAATCAAATTCGATCCGCACAATACTAGCGGAAAAAATTAATACTATTATTAAGGAGTAAAAAATGCCCTCTCTTCATGATTCAGTCTTTGATAACGGTCTAAGTGTTTTGGATACAGATGTAGAGAATCTTTATATTTGTTCCCAAGAACCAACAACTTTTGCGGAAGCGAGTTCAACCTATAAACTCGGTACAAAAGCAGGCCCAACAGTTGGAGCCCCAGCCGATAGAGCTGGTGGTGGTAGAGAAGTAGTTGTATCAGCTATTTCCGATGGTGTGGTTAATGCCACTGGTACAGCAACGCACTATGCTTTGACAGATGATAGTGGTAGTTTATTATTAGCAACAGGAGCATTAGCTGCATCTCAAGCTGTTACTTCTGGAAATCCTTTTACCCTCACTTCGTTTGCGATAGGTATTCCAGATCCAGCATAAAAAAGGAGGATAACCATGTCTTTAGATGTAATGGAACATCAAAGTTCTTTGGAAAAATTAATATTTCCAATTGATTGGTCTCCTTCATTACTGGAAAATACAGACATAACGAGTGTAATAATAACACACACTCCTCCTGCCTCTGGATCTCCAGCAACATTTGGTCAGCAAATAGAAACACCTATTTCCTATATAAAATCACCGGAAGGTTTGGATGTTGGTTTGCATCGTGTTTCTGTTGTAGCTATCACATCAAATCCAGATTTAAAACCGGAGGTTGTTTTGGTTATAAGAGTGTTTCGATAATATTCTTTTAAAGAAAGGAGGCGAGAAGTAGTGACAGGGCCCAAAAGAAAGCGTTCCGTTGAAGAAACTACACCGAAAAAAAAGCGTCCGAAAGCTCCAGCTAAAACTCAAGATGCAAACGAGAAGCAATTAGTTCATCTTGCTACAAAGTTGGCTGAAAAGAAGATGCGAGATGGAACAGCAACATCACAAATGATCATTCATTATTTAAAGATGGGTTCTGTTAGCGAGGAGCTTGCACGCGAAAAAGTTAGAAACGAAAACAAGTTACTAAAAGCTAAGGCAGATGCTCTCGCCTCTCAAAAGAGAATAGAAGAGTTATATTCCGAAGCACTTTCTGCAATGCGAGAGTATAGTGGAAAAGAGAGTAATGGTTTAGAAGATGAGGACTACGATGATTAGGACATATTCTAAATTAAAACAACTCCCAGATTTTCAAAGAAGATACGAGTATTTAAAATTGAATGGTTCTGTTGGAAGAGCTGTGTTTGGTGAAGATCGGTATTTAAACCAATTATTTTATAGATCATCAGAATGGAGACGTGTTAGAGACTTTGTTATAATTCGTGACAATGGTTTTGATTTGGGTTGCGATGGTTATGAAATTTATGACAAAGTCTTTATACACCATATGAATCCACTAAATATCCGTGATATTGAAAATGACAATCCTCAAAATTTAGATCCAGAATTTCTAATTTCAACAAGTTATAAGACACACCTTGCTATTCATTATGGTAATATTAATCTTTTACCAAGATTATCTGCTATAAGAAAACCTGGTGATACTAAGTTGTGGTAAACATAAGGAGAAAAATAATGTCAAAATCAAAAAAATGGTTTTCTGAGGAAGAACAAGAACCAATCGAAGAAGAACAAGAACCAATCGAGGAAGAACAAGAACCAATCGAAGAAGAAGCGGTAAAAGAGCTTGAGAAGCTTGAGAGTGACGATCAAGATAAAGAGATCGGACGTTTAAAAGTTACTTCTAATCGTGCATATATCTTTACAAAGGCTGATCTTACTTCTCGAAGTGTTGCTGCTGTTGGCTTTGGGAGCCTGTTGATGTTATTGGAAGAGTCGGAAGACTTTTTTAAAGTTCGTGTTCCCCGCCGAGAAGGATCTGTTTATGGTTTTATTAGAAAAACTAAAGTAAAGAGGATTTAATATGTCTGAAAGCATTTTAGATTCTATCAAACCCTTGGTTGGTATACAACCAGCAGACACCGCTTTTGATTCGAGTTTAATTGTTCACATTAATAGTGTTTTTATGATATTGCATCAACTTGGTGTTGGTACTGATACTGTTTTTGCTATCACTGGCAATACAGAGACATGGGATCTATTTCTGCTTTCTGGAGATGAAGCGTATTTGTCGTTAACAAAATCATATTTAGCAGCAAAAACACAAACCATGTTTGATCCTCCAACGTCTGGCATTGTAGCTAATGCTCTTGAGCGAAATATTCAAGAGATGGAATCTAGGTTGGTCACTCAGACAGAGATTAGACCAACAGTTTAAATTCTAAGGAAGGAGGTATACTATTAATGTTTGCAGATAAGTCTAAAACGATCAAAAATGCTAGCGACGATGAGTTGCGCATGCTTATTCAGCGCCTTCGCAATGAGAACGAACTTCAAGATTTAGTTATTTCTCTCCGAAGGAAGTCGGAGCAGAATCCTGGTCATAATTATGAAGGTTATTACCAAGGTTATCCGGTCAGTACAATGACTCCAATTGATGAACTTTATCACTTTGGTGTTCCTGGTATGAAGTGGGGTGTTAAGAACTTAAGAGAAAGACATAACTCTCGGGTTGTGAAAACTGGTAAAGGCGTTCTAAAACCGACGTTTCAATATCGAGACTCACAAGGCAATCTTGTTTCTAGATACGGAAAAGGTAAGTATGGTGGCGGACCAAAACCAGACACCACATCAAAGAAAGCGATTGCATCTGATAAAAAGTTTAAGGCTGATGTGGAACGTCTTTCAAAGTCTCAGCCAGCTGCTAAAAGTCGCATAAGAAAAGTATTAGAACAAAAATATGGATGGGACGATGCGAAAGTAGAAAGAGAAAAAGCAGTGGCTAAAAAGGTTTTGAAAACTTATGCTACGGTTTCCGTTGCTCTTTTTACGGCTAAATATTTGGCCAAAAGTGCAAAAATAATTACTGGATAAGGAGAAAACCAAATGAATGATTTAAAACATTTCGGTATTCTCGGAATGAAATGGGGCGTACGAAAAGGAAAGACAAGTGGTGGAAGAACATCCAAAAAGAGCGAAGATTTTCTAAAAACAAAAGCCCTTCGTAAAAAGAAACTCGATCAACTTTCTAATTCCGAACTTCGTTCTTTAAACGAGCGACTTCAACTTGAGCGTCAATACAAAACTTTGACAGAGAAAAAATCTTCTTTCGGAAAGAAAAAAGTATATGAAGCTCTTGGAAAGATAGGAACTAATCTTGTTAATTCCGCGGTTAAGGGTTTCGCTGAACGAATGGCTCAAGATTTTACATCTCGTTGGTCAAATAATGGTTGGCAAAATACCACGGTTATAAATTCTAAATTTCTTTCAGATTAGGTAATATTCTATGACTCTTTCCAATACAGCCACCCCTATTTACTATGGAGAATTCCGAGACAAAGTTCTTAGAGGAGAAATTCCGGTTTGCAGAGAGATTTCCTTAGAAATGAATCGAATTGATGATCTTATTCGGAATTCCGAGATATGGTATGACGATGAGGCGGTTGAAGGTTTTATCAAATTTTGTGAGAAAGAGTTAACCCTAACAGATGGGGATGATCTTTTCCTATTAGATTCGTTTAAGGTTTGGGCCGAACAGATATTTGGCTGGTATTATTTTGTTGACCGAAGTGTTTATCAACCAAACGAGGATGGTCATGGTGGTCATTATGTTCGCAAACGTATAAAAAAGCGTTTGATAAACAAACAATATTTAATAATCGCTCGTGGTGGTGCTAAATCAATGTATGGTTCGTGTATACAAAGTTTCTTTTTAACCGTTGATACATCTACTACACATCAGATTACAACTGCCCCTACGATGAAACAAGCGGAAGAAATATTATCACCTTTTAAAACAGCTATAACTCGTGCTCGAGGTCCACTTTTTAAGTTTCTTACGGAAGGGTCATTACAAAACACAACCGGGATTCGGGCAAATCGAGTTAAATTAGCATCTACTAAGAAGGGTATTGAGAATTTTCTAACAGGATCACTTTTAGAAGTTAGACCAATGTCTATAGATAAACTTCAGGGATTAAGAACGAAGATTTCAACAGTAGATGAGTGGCTTTCTGGTGATATTCGAGAAGATGTTGTTGGAGCAATTGAACAAGGTGCGGCTAAAGTAGACGACTACCTTATTGTCGCTATGAGCTCTGAGGGTACCGTTAGGAATAGTAGTGGAGATGATATTAAAATGGAATTATTAAATATTCTTAAAGGTGAGTATATTAATCCCCATGTATCCATCTGGTACTATAGATTAGACGATGTTAACGAAGTTAGTAATCCAGAAATGTGGGTGAAAGCTAATCCGAATCTTGGAAAAACTGTTAGTTATGAGACCTATCAATTGGATGTTGAGCGAGCAGAAGCTGCTCCTGCGTCTAGGAATGATATTTTAGCTAAACGGTTTGGCATTCCAATGGAAGGTTATACATATTTCTTCACATATGAGGAAACTATACCTCATCGTCGCCGGGATTTTTGGTCTCTTCCTTGTGCTCTTGGGGCGGATCTTTCCCAAGGTGATGATTTCTGTGCGTTTACCTTTCTGTTTCCCCTTTCTAACCAAGCATTTGGGGTTAAAGCTAGAAGCTATATTTCAGAGAGAACATTAATGAAATTACCCGGTGCTATGCGAACAAAATACGAAGAATTCCTGGCAGAAGGTTCGTTGCAAGTTCTTTCAGGGACGGTTCTCGATATGATGGCGGTTTATGACGATCTTGATGAGTTTATAGAAGCGTGCAAGTTTGACGTAAGAGCTCTTGGTTATGATCCCTATAACGCTAGAGAATTTGTTGAGCGCTGGATAAGAGAAAACGGCGATTTTGCCGTTGAAAAAGTTATTCAAGGTGCAAAAACAGAGTCCGTTCCTTTAGGAGATCTAAAGAAATTATCAGAGGATCGTTTGCTTCTATTCGACGAATCTTTAATGTCGTTTACGATGGGTAATGCTATAACCTTAGAGGATACCAACGGCAATAGAAAGCTTCTTAAGAAGCGATACGACCAGAAAATTGATAATGTAGCAGCCTTAATGGATGCCTACATCGCTTGGACATTAAACAAGGAGGCTTTTGAATGAAAGGAGGTATTATGTGGCAAACCTATCAATTCTAAATCGTTTTAGATCTGCTTGGAATGCATTCAAGGATCAAGAAAAACAACGCGGAACATATTATGATATTGGCCCGGGATATTCTAGACCAAGGCATCGTTTTGTTGTGTCCTCAACCACAGAAGGATCTATTGTCGATTCAATTTATACCAGATGTGCAATTGATATTTCTATGATTGCAATTAAACATGTTCGTGTTGATGAGAACGAAAATTTCTTGGAAACAATAAACTCTGGTTTCAATAATTGTATGACTTTAGAGGCTAACATTGACCAAAGTGGAATTGCCTTTGTACAAGATATTGTGATGTCGATGTTTGATGAGGGTGTTGTTGCTGTTATTCCAGTCGACACGAGTGTTAATATGACCGAGTCTGGTTCTTTTGATATTTTGTCTATGAGAACGGGTAAGATTCTGGAATGGTTCCCCAAACATGTTCGTCTGCGTGTCTATAATGATAACTCAGGAGAAAGAGAAGACATACTGCTACCTAAATCTAGAGTTGCTATTATAGAAAACCCACTCTACGCAGTTATGAATGAACCAAACTCTACTCTTCAACGATTAATTACTAAACTTAATCTTTTGGATGCTATAGATCAACAGTCTGGTTCTGGTAAACTGGATTTAATTATTCAATTACCATATGTTATTAAAAGCGAAGCGAGACAAAAACAAGCAGCAGAAAGATTGGCCGCAATTGAGAGTCAGTTACAAGATTCAAAG